GGGACTGTAAACATCACACTTGACTCTTGGATTTCAAGCTCCTGATCGCTCATCAGAGAATTCTGATAAGCAAGACAGAAAAGACCTGAAGCCCGAGAGGTAACGTGTGCTTTACCGACGTGTTTGAAGAACGCAGCCTGTGGGCCGCGGCCAACTCTCGTACTCGCACCAAAGGTGTGAGTACCAGTGGACAAAATCTCTTCAGGTGGGGTTTTCCCAAGAACTGAAGAAATCACCTCTCGTGCCTTATTAATAAGGGCATCAGAGGTAGTCCAGCCGAAATCTTCATCTCCGATAAGGAGACGAATATTCGTCTGTTGGTTCTTCTCTTCAACCAGCAACCACTTAGTGATTGCAGCCTGTCGTCTTACATCAGCTGAAGTAGTAGAAGAATCTACATACTTTGAAAGAAGCTCATCACGAAGATAAGCTCCTTTGAATCCTTCGGTCTTTGCGAGTTCATGTGTTAAATGAACTAACTCAGATTGAAAAGATTCGCCAATGTGCGTCGGCAAGTAGTCATGGTCTCGCTTATGCGTAGTTCCAAGACGTTTCAGTTTCGACATTTGCTGTTCTCCTTTGAATGAACAGTGTTATGGAAGACCTCAAGCAGGGAATCCTGCTAACTACGGCGTATTAGCCATACAAGAATCAACAAAAGAAGAATGTTGGTCAAGTATGGTTGCCAGGAGTAATACTCCTGTCCAAAACGCGCAGTAACCCCAATGCCATACCATTGGCACGGGGGACAGAGGTTCTCAATAGAAATCATGGAGATCTTTCAGGATCGACATGATAGCTGTTTGAGAAGGGTCGAGAATGTTCGCCGCGAAAGCGACGGCATCTTCGCGCTCTTCCAATGTCGAGTTCCCAGCAAAATCGAAGTCCATACGCACATAAGCGGTACGGGCGACGACAGAGTTGGAAACGCCGTTCACTGTCTCAGTGACAGTGACAGGCAACTTGAACCGAATGGACGCTTTTTCGCGATTACCATGGGTTGAAGAAACAGTCAGGATTCGATCCCCGACTGGGACACCGTCTGTCGCTACAAATGTAGAAACGTTGTTCGCTCCTGACTTAGGAACGAACGGAACGTCGACGGGCGTAGATTCACCATTAGCAATGGTGAGAGTAGTACGGTTGGGCATGATGCTCAACTCCTCTGCAAGATTAACGCCAATAGAGACGTCATCTTTTGGGTTGATGGCACAAGCGTGAAATGCAGTGCCGGAGGAGGGAAATCGATGAGTGGAACACGTTTAACGCCTTTGGACTTCATACGAAACTCAACTGGGTCATAAAATCCAGTTGGGAGAAGTCCATAGTCGAAAGCTTGTATATCACTCTCAAC